AAGAGGACAGAACTTTATACGGATTATGAAATCATGGATATGGATTCTATTATATGTGCAGCATTGGACATATATTCAGACGAATCTACTAGAAAAAATGAATATGATGAAATATTAACGATTAAAAGTTCAGACGAAAATATTAAAAAAATACTTCATAATTTGTTTTATGATATTTTAAATGTTGAATTTAATTTGTGGCCGTGGATAAGAAGTATGAATAAATACGGCGATCTTTACTTGTATATGGATATTAGAGAAGATATTGGTATAGTTAACGTAACGCCTTTATCATCATATGAAGTTGTAAGAGAAGAAGGCTTAGATCCAAATAACCCATATGATGTGAAATTTTCTATCATGGGTAATAGTAACGTTAAATATAACAATTATGAAATTGCCCATTTTCGTTTACTAACAGATTCGAATTTTTTACCATATGGTAAGTCTATATTAGAAGGTGCAAGAAAAGTATGGAAGCAATTAACAATGATGGAAGATGCAATGTTAATCTCCAGAGTAATGCGCGCTCCTGAAAGACGAATCTTTAAAATAGATGTTGGAAATATACCGACCAATGAAGTTGATAATTATATGCAGCAAATCATGAATAAAATGAAAAAGCAGCCATATATCAACCAACAAACAGGAGATTATGATTTAAAGTTTAATTTAATGAATATGTTGGAGGATTATTATCTTCCAGTAAGAGGTGGACAGTCAGGCACTGAAATCGACACATTAAGCGGTATTGAATGGACGGGTATTGATGATATTGAATACTTAAAAAATAGAATGTTAGCTGGATTAAAAATTCCAAAAGCATTTTTAACATTTGATGAAGGCATTGGAGGGAAAGCATTATTAGCAGCAGAAGACGTTCGTTTCGCCAGGTCTGTTGAGCGTATACAAAGAATTGTAGTGTCTGAATTAACTAAGATAGCAGTAATACATTTGTTCGCGCAAGGTTATGATAATGAAGATTTAATTAATTTTGAAATAGGCTTAACTACTCCTTCTATTGTTTACGAGCAAGAATTAATTGCTTTATGGAAAGAAAAAATAGAACTAGCTACGTCAATTCAAGAATCTAAATTATTATCAGAAGAATGGATTTATAAAAATATATTTAAATTATCTGAAGACGAATGGTTAAGAGAAAGAAATTCAATTTTAGATGATCTTAAAAATAAATTCCGTCAAAGTCAAATCGAAGACGAAGGAAATGATCCATTATTAACTGGAGAATCTTTTGGTACTCCGCATGACATTGCAACAATGCACGTTTCCACAAAAACTACAGGACAGTCTACAGAAATGCCAGCAGGTGGTTGGGAAGGTAGCGGCAGACCTAAAAAAGGTTCATTATATGGAACTGATTCTCATTCATTAGGAAGAGATCCAATAGGTTCAAAAGGATTTAAACCAGCAATTGATATATCTGTAAAAGAAGCAAAAGTTGCAGCATCAAAATTAGGAATTACAGGATTTAATAAAAATAAACATTCAAATAAAAAGTTAATTTTAGAAAGTATTACATTAACTGAGAAAAAAGATTCAGATAAAGGTACGTATTTAGATGAAACGAACATTTCTGAATAACTTATTAGATAATGTAATAATTATTAATGATATATAATATATGTAGTACTAATACTGTATGAAAAAAATTAAACATAACAAGCTTCGAAATACAAGTATAATCTTTGAATTATTGGTAAGACAGATTACGTCTGATATCTTAAACAATAAAGATTCAAAGGCTATTGAAATTATTAAGGAGTTTTTTGCAAAAAAATCTAGCTTATCTCACGAGTTAAAGTTATATCAAACTTTGACAACTGAAAAAATTTCAAACGAGTGGAAAGCAACGCGCCTTTTAGAAGCAGTAATATCAGCTAGAAGAAAACTAAATGAAGAATCTTTAGAAAAGCAAAAGTATAATTTAATTAAAAAAATAAGAGAAAATTATAATTTAGAAGAGTTTTTCCAACATAAGGTTAGTAATTATAAAATTTTAGCTAGCGCATACAAATTATTTGAATATGCAGAAGCAGATAATCCAGTAGAGATTGTAGATTCAAAATCACATATCTTTGAACATTTAATTAGAAAGGATGATGCTACGCCTAACATTCAAAGTTTAATTGAATCTCAATTTGGAAAAGAAGATAAGGATATTAGAATTTTATCTTATAAAATTTTAGTAGAGAAATTTAATGAAAAATATAATACTCTAAATCCAAACCAAAAACAATTATTAAAATTATATATTACAAATTCCCCGGATAATCAAAACGAATTATTTGAATTTGTAATTTCTTCTGTAAAATTAATTAAAACAGACTTAGACAAAAACATTAAACGTTGTGATAATCAAGTTGTTCAAATTAAATTAACAGAAGTATCAAATTTATTAACGACAATAACTGAATCTAGAGTTATTAAAGATAATCACATACTTTCTTTATTACGTTATTTTGAATTAGTAAAAGAACTTAAAAAAGTAAATTAATATGGCCTTTAAAACTTTGTTAAAAGAAATAGAAGATAAATTTAATAAAATAAATGAATTAGATATGGAAGATACTGAATCTGAAGGTTTATTTTATATAGAAGTAGCTGTTAGAGATGCCTTAGAAGCAATGGAAGTTGCTAATGATAATTATTATATTCGTAATTCAATTAAAAATGATGTTTTGAATATGGGCGGTTCTAATTATTATCAATCTAATAATAAAGACGTAATTGAAGAATTGACTACCATCTTTAATGATTATGGAATTGAAATTATAGATTCTAATATATCTGAATTAGATGAAGCATCTACATCAGGCGGAGCAGGCGCATATTTAACTCCTAATGCTTTTGGTAAAGAAGCGCCAGAAAGCGCTATTACAGCATACGGAATGAAACGTGCACCGAAGGTTGATAAAAATATTAAATCTTTAGAAGAATCAAACTATAAAAAATTAATTTTTGAAATGTATGATATCTTAGAAGAAGGTAAGTATAATGATATAAAAAATGATCCTAGCGTAGCGCCGAAAAAGAAAGTGAACTATGCAATTGCTGAAGTATATACTAAGTTATATGAAATAGAAAATATAATTTCTAAAAACGTAAAACTTAAAACAGAAATAAACATGGATAACAGAATGTATTGGAAATCTACAAAAGAAAAATTATCCAAGCTTTCTGAGCGATTAAATAGAGTTTCGAATTATTTAAAAAACTTAAGCGCATAATAAAAACAATAAACAATATGAGAATTTCAAATAAAATATTAATCGAAGGAGACACTTTATCAATCTTCGAAGAGACAGGCACATATAATGGCTTTAAAATAGGAGATTTTGTAAAAATAGATCCTAATGCCGCTCAACAATCCGGATTAGATCCTAACAAAACATATCAAATACAAGACTTTAAAACATATGGTAAAGGCTTAACTGCTACTACTAATGTTATTTTAGATACAAATTTATATACTAGAACTAATTTTAGTCCAAATCCAAAAGGAGCTGTTGCAATTAATTATGTAACTAAGTCCTTGGAAGAAGGTTCATTTAATCCGATGAAAAGTAAAAAACTATATTTCCATGTATTAGAAGATGGCGGTTATGGTCGTATAGGACATCAAGGATATTACAACACTGAAGAAGAAGCTAAACAGAGAGCTGATGAATTATCTGATATGTTCCCTAAATCAGAGTTTTATGTTGAAGCTTATCCTAGTAAAAGAGAACCAGTTACAGTAACTATGGAAGAAGGTTCTGATAAATATGAAATGTTAGAAAATATGTCAATCGAAAATTATAAAGTAGGTGATATTCTTTCATTTAAAGATGGTGAAGATTGGAAAGTAGTTAAAGCAGGTATGAGAGCTTCTGATAACAGAGTTAGACCTGACGAAATTACTATCGCACCCCATAATCAATTAGCTAAAGATAGAAATATTAGTTTACCTATTGATATTAATTTAGATTATCTTAAAAATAATTTAAACGAAGCTAAAGAAAAGAAAGCACCGGCAGATAAAAAGAAAGCTGATAAAACTAACTACGGCAATAAAGATATGTCTGATGTAGATATGGTTAATCCATACGAGCTTAAAAAAGGAATTCGTATTGAAATGGTCGATACTGAAGATTATGAAAAAGCAATGGATAAAGTTGTTAAGAAATTAAAGAAAGATCCAATGTTCTACAGTAATCTAATTGCTAATGCTAAAGAAACAAAAGGCAAAAGAGCAGATGTACCTACCGAAGTTAAAGATAAGAAACTTAATAAAGTATCTGATAAGATGAAAGACAAAGCAAATGAAATGGAAGTATCTAAAAAAGATGCTACAAAGAAAAATGCTAATGATTCTTTAAACAAAAAAGAAAAAATGTCTGGAAAGCCTAAAGGAGTAAAAGAAATGACTATGACTCCTAAAAAATCTAAAGGTATGAAATCAATGGATGTTCCAGGTAAAGAAAAGAAAACTAACTTAAAAGAAAGTTTTAATCTATGGGATTCATTTAAAAAGAATATCTTACGATAATTATATAAAAATGAATATTAATAATACCTTACTTATAGATTATCTTCCGTTTGAAGTTACCCCTCAAATGATTAACGAATCGCTAGAACAAAATAGCGGTCGATTAATTGTTAAAGGTACATTACAACGAGCAGATTCATTTAATCATAACGGCCGTACATATCCAAAGCTTATCTTAGAAAGAGAAGCCGCGAGATATTTAAGTCAAGAAGTTAAAGAACGTAGAGCCTTAGGGGAGTTAGATCACCCAGATTCGTCAGTTATTAATTTAAATAACGTATCTCATAATATTTTAGAGATTCATTGGGATGGTGATGACTTAGTAGGAACTGTTGAAGTATTACCTACACCTAGCGGCAATATATTAAAAGCTTTATTTCAAGCTGGTATTAAATTAGGTATTAGTTCAAGAGGATTAGGTTCAGTAAAACAAATTGACGAACAAGGACATGTCCAAGTTCAAGATGATTTTAATTTATTATGTTTTGATTTTGTATCAAGTCCATCAACTCAAGGCGCTTATTTAAAGCCAATAAATGAAGGTGTTGGTCAAAAAAATGAAATAAATAAATACTTTCCTATAGAAAAAATTATAACAGATATAATATCAGATTTTAAATAATATTACAATGGCAAATAACAATAAAATAAGCCTTAAAAGTCTTTTAAAAGAATCATTTGGTACTTGGGGCGTTGTGACGCATGCTCATCCAAATCGTAGAAAATTAGAAGAACAAGAACCAGGCGCACCTATACCTACAAGACCTACACCGCAAGTGCCTAGAGCTCCTGTAAGACAAGCAGCACCGGTAAGACCTCGTCAAACAAGTCAAGTTAATGATATACCAGAAGAACCAGCACAAACTCCGCCACCTAAGGATAATTTAAATTTTAAAGTTCAACCTGGATTTAAAGTTCAATTTAACGGAAAGCCTGGTCAGTATTATATTATTAGAATTATGAATACTGCTATGACAAATTTTTTAGTAGTTAATGATAAAATAGGAAAGCCTATTCAATTTATAAATGTGTCAGTAGAAAAAATTGATTCAGATGAAAAAGGTAAACCATATAAAGAAATATAAAAATGACTAAATTAATGGATATATTAAATGAAAGGCAGTTAGATTCTAATTCACAACAAAGAACAAAACTGACCAAAGAAGATAAAGCTGCTATCTTAGAAATGATTAAAAAGTTTAATGAATATGGTGATCATATCTACAGAGCAGATGAATTACGTAACATTACCAATGAAATGAAAGACGTAGTTACTAAAGCTAAGGAAATGACTTTACAAGAAACTGAAGGCAGCTTTGATAATATTACAGTAAGTCGTCATATGAAGACCTTAGAAAGTTCAATGCAATTATTTGAAAAAACGACTAATGAAATAAATACTTTACAACAAAGATTAGAAAGTGTATATGAAGATATAGGAAATGTATTAAATAAATATTATAAGATTCAAGAAACTAAATTAGATCCAGTAGGTAAAGAAGATAATGATATTAACAATGATGGTAATGTAGATAAGCAAGATGATTATTTAAAGAATCGCAGATCTGTTATTTCAAAAGAAATAAATGAAATGTCTGGAGAATTTGTAGTCTGGATACAACCAGAAGGAGAAGAAAAGCGCGAACATCATAGAGCAAGCTCAAAAGAAAAAGCAATGAGAATTGGTAGAATGGTATATGCTAACTATCAAGATGATTATAATCCTCCGAAAGTAGGAGTAATGCCAGCAGAAGAATGGCAACAGCAAGCAGGTTTAGATAATGATATACCATCGCTAACAGAGTTAGCAAAGATTAAAAAATTAGCAGGTATTAAGTAGTTAATTAATAAAAATAATAAAAAGCTCTATTAAGTTAGGGCTTTTTTACTGAATAAATAAAATTTTTTTAAAAATAATATTGTTTTTGTAACATAGGTAATATATATAATAAATTCCAATATCGTATTACTAATATACGATTCGAAATATACTTAGTACCGCTATTATAGTTTTCTAAATAACTATACCGAATCAAATTTCGCGGACAAAACAAACACATAATATATAAATGACAAACTCAGATTTACTTAAAGAAGCGATTGCTGATGCAAAAGCTGTTAAGGAGACTGCTATCGCTAACGCTAAATTAGCATTAGAAGAAGCATTCACCCCTAGAATCCAGTCAATGATATCTTCAAGATTAGAAGAAGAAGAAGATGAAATGGAAATGGATTCAGAAATGGAAATGGAACCAGAAATGGGCATGGATTCAGAAATGGGTATGCCTGGTACAGATGTAGGTAATTTATCAATTGATATTGATCAAGATGGTCAATTTGATGAATTTGACATTATGCCAAAGCCTGAAGCAGCAATGCCAGGAGAAGAAATGCCAGGCGAGGAAATGCCGGCAGAAGACGAAATTGAAGAATATGATTTATCAGAAATTTTACGTCAGTTAGATGAAGAAGATGAAATGGAAATGGAAATGGAACCAGAAATGACTATGGAAATGGACATGGAAGACGAAGAAATTGACATCGATTCTTTATTAGAAGAACTAATGAATGAAGAAGAAGAAAAGGAAGACGAAAAAGATCATTCAAAAGAAAAAATGATGGAAGAAGAAAATGAAGCATTAAAAGCAGATCTTCAAGAAGCATACAATGTAATTAAAACTATGAAAGATAGTTTAAATGAAGTTAATATGCTTAACGCTAAATTATTATTTACAAATAAATTATTTAAGGCTCATAATTTAAATGAAGGCCAAAAAATAAAAGTAATTGATAATTTTGACAGAGCTAAAACAATTAGAGAAGTTAAATTGGTATATGCTACAATAGCAGAATCATTAACTCAGAAAAAATCTTTAGTAAAAGAATCAGTAGCTTCAAAGCCTATTGCTTCTACTAAACCTAAACAAATAATTTTAACTGAAAGCGAACAAATTGCTAACAGATTTAAAAAATTAGCTGGGTTAGGAAAATAATTTAATTAAAAACAAAAAAACAACATAAACATTACAAAATGAGTAATTTAAATGCAATTCAAAAGATCGTATCTTCGACTCAAGATAGATCATTCCAACTTTTAGAAGAATCTAAAGGATTGGTAAACAAATGGGGCAAAACAGGTTTATTAGAAGGTGTTGATAGCGAATACGAAAAAGCAAGTATTTCTATCTTACTAGAAAATCAAGCTAAGCAGTTAATTTCTGAAGCCAGTAGAACAGGAACCGCAGCAGGTTCAGAAGAATGGTCAGGAGTAGCCCTTCCGTTAGTACGTCGTATTTTCAGCGAAATCGCTGCTAAAGACTTCGTTTCAGTTCAACCAATGTCATTACCTTCAGGTTTAGTATTTTATTTAGATTTTAAATATGGTACAAACAATGCTGGTTTTGCAACAACAAACACATCACAATTCCCTAGCCAAACAGGATACCAAAACAATTCAGTGTTTGGTATAACTAATACTGCTAGCGATCCTTCAGAAGGTCTTTATGGTGCTGGTAGATTTGGTTATTCAATTAATTCAGTATCTAGTTCAGCATTAACTACAGGTTCAGCTCCAACATCAACTGCTTATGCAACTGGTTCAATTGTAGCGTCTGATTACAATTTTGATACTCGTTGGTTTAATACTTTCTCTGCTTCAATCGCAGCTGCAGCAACAACCGTAAGATCAATTACAGTTTCTTCTGCATCAATTCCTAACTTTGACACTGAAGGTGTAAGAGCATTCGTTATTTCTGCATCAAGCGGTATAGTTACTACTTTCCCTCAATTTACGAGAGTTAATAGTGATAGTTCATTAGTAACATTTATAGTATCTGGTTCAACTCCTGCATCAGTAGGAACATCAAATTCTTTAACAGTATTTTATGATGTACAACCTACAGCAGCCGGTCGTGGTGATTTTGAAGCTGGTGCAGTTCCTCAAGGTTCTACCTCAGTTGATACAAATATCAACATCCCAGAAATTAACGTTGAATTACGTTCTGAGCCAATCGTTGCTAAGACTCGTAAATTAAAAGCTATCTGGACTCCAGAATTTGCTCAAGATTTAAATGCTTACCACGCAATTGACGCTGAAGCTGAATTAACTTCTATGTTATCTGAATATATTTCTCAGGAAATTGACTTAGAAATCTTAGATATGTTAATCCAAAATGCAGTGACAGTTGATGCTTGGTCTGCAGTAATTGGTCGTTCAGTAGATGTAAATACAGTTGGTGGTACAGTAGTTCCTACTTCTTATTCAACAGATGCTACAACCGGTGCATTCTACAACCAAGGTACTTGGTTCCAAACTTTAGGAACTAAAATCCAAAAGGTATCTAACAAAATTCACCAAAAGACTT